GAACCAATGCGCTAGCGCTGTGTATGGGTGTTCCTCAAATGGAACCGTCATTAGTTTTCTACCATTAGATGTCCATGAGAAATATCTTTGATCTGGTGAAATAGATATAATATTTTGCTCAGTAGCTTTTATCCCAATGTTTCTTAAGTGGATATTATCATCTTGAGCTATATTAATAAACATAGATGGATTTGTTCTAGCTAATACTAAAGCATCTCTTTTTAACTCTTTGTTTGATAAAGTAGAAACCTGACTACCAGCTTGAACTCTCATAATAGCTTCTAAATCTTCTATATTTAGTGATTTAGCTAAATTCATAGCTGCTAATTCAAGTTCTATATTATCAACCTCATAAACCGCCTGCTTTTCATTATTAACTTCATACCAAGAGGAATTAGCTTTTGGGTGATATATAGATAAAAACTTCTGTAAAGTGACTTTTGACTTTGGTACATGTAAAACGCCGTTTCTAAATATAATATGCTCTCTTCTACTTGCACCTTTCCAATCATCAGTGAATGGTGAAGGTTGGTTAACCGCGTATCCCACCTCTCTTTCGTAACCTTTTTCTTCATCAAAATAAAGTAATCCTCTTAATCTAGGTGTGAATGTTAAAGGAGATCTATTGTTAGCTAAATAGTAAACCCTATCTTTAAACTCCCATTTAGGTTTTTGTGGTTCACTTTTTTTAACCACCGGTTTTTCCATAACAACCGTTTCTTCAACTATAGGTTCTTCCATAGTTTCTTTTTTCTTTTTTGCCATAATAATATAATATAATAAAAATTAATAAATAAAGAAAAGAGGAGTGATAAACACTCCCCTAATCTTTGTATAAACACTAATTAAGCGATACCTTCTAATAAAACAAAGTTGTTAGCACCTTGAGTTATTAAACATCTTTCTGATAAGAAGTGCATTTCCATCGCATCTAAATCTGTAGTAGCCGCTCCAACTGAACCAGTAGTCCATGTTTTGAATCGTCTATCATCCATATTAGAAGCTCTGTATCTAACGTGTAAAAACGGTCTCTTTAAGTTTTTACCTAAAGTTTGGTCATACACAGTAGTAACACCAGCTGGTACCATAGCCCCTCTAACTAAATCAGCTCCAGAAACTAAACCACCTCTTGTTCCTTTATCATTCAGATATTTCCAATCTGTTTTGTAGAAATCATAAGATGCTCTTCTAAAACCTGAAAAGCCTAAGTTAAGTGCCATATCCTCTGAGTTATCAAAAACACCATAAGATGTACCACCTGAACCATAAGAATTTTGACCAGCTAACATCCCGTCTATACCGAGAGATGTAGTTCTATTTAAGAACATCATGTATTCTTCAATAGCACCTTGCTCATCAAATAAAGCTATAAGAGCGTCCATATCCTCTAAGTATTCTTTAGGTGGATCTGCAGATGTATCTGAAAGACCGTTGTAAGCATTACCTCTGTCTCTAATAGCAGCGAAGAAACCTTCAGTACCTTTGATAGTATCAGATCTGTGACCAGTTATTGCATCAGCAGCACTTGAAAGCTTTTCACCTTCAATCATCATCATTTCAACGTAATCAGCGAATCTAGACTTAGTATCACCTGCAGCTTTTAAATACCACAAATAACCACCTTGTCCATCTTCTCCAGAAACCTCAACCCAACCGATTTGAGAAACATCAGATCCTGAAACCTCATATTTATCTTTAATTATAATTGGTTGATTATGAAAAGATTTGAATGTTGGTGAGTTTGCTCCAACTCTACCTTGAGTACCTTTACCATACTCAGAACCTATAACAAGTAAACTACAAGTTACATCAGCTGTTGTAGCAGTAACAGTTGTTATAGCTGTACCATCTCCAGTTATAGACGCTACAGTTATCTTTGGTGCAAAGAAAAAAGTACCACCACCATCTAAATCAGCAGAAGTACCTATAGCTGTTACATAACCTTTAACTTCTTTTGTTGCACTACCAGTTTGACCTGTTACTATAACCACATCACCAACTCGAATACCGTGTGGAGCAAGTGTTGTACCCCAATCAGCATCATTAGTTGTTGTTGCCATTGTGTTACCATCAACATCTTGAATCATAGTGAATTCATATGTGCTACCAGCCGCTTGTTGTAAGCTACCTTGGTATGAAAAGTGTAGTCTACCTTGTTCTGACCAGACTACTTGATCAGCTGCCATGGGCTCTTCTGCCCCGACCATTTCTAAAAATCCGCCTATTGTTCTGTTGCCGAATACTTCTGCCTCAGCAGCCATTAAGTCTGGTACATATTGTTGTGCCCAGCCTTGATTAGCTGTACTAGCTAAATCTAAATAATTAGAAGCTAGTGTTTGTTTCTGAGGTAAAGGAACGCTATTAAGATTGTTGTTATTTTGATTACCTCCAAGGGTAAATGTTCCATTTGCCATAATTTATTCTTTTAAATTTTTATTTTCTTTTTTTAATTCTTAACTTAAAATCATCCGTAGAACTACCTAAAACTCTATATTTAACTCCCCCAACATTTGTTTCACCGTGTGTTTTTCTGGGATCTAAATTTATGTTTTTATCTTTAGCAACTTGTCCTTTGATTGCATCTGCTTTTCCTTGTTCATAAAAATGTCTAGCAACAGCATCTGCATTCATAGCAGTAAATAAAGATTTATGATAACCTTTTGCATCTTTTATAACTTTACCGTTTTCATCAGTAAATTTATTTACAAAATTATTAAGATCACTCTGTGTATCTTTAGTACTTTGAACATCTTTGACATTAAACCTAAACTTCTTGTCTCCAACTTGATAATCAAAACCTTTGAAATCTTTATTAAATACTTGATTAGTTTTATTTAAAAATGTTCTTTTACTTGCTTCAGATAGTTTTTGTTGTTCTTCAGATTCTTTATTATATCTATTAAAGAAATCCATAGCCTTCTTGGCTTCAGGTGTTAACCTTGACCCCGCTTTGATATCTTCATAGTATTTGGACTTTTGCCTGTCCAAATGGGCTCTAGCCTCGGCAACTTGCTCTTTAAGGGCTATTTTCTTTTTACGCTTAGCTTTATCATCGTCTAACTCTTCATCAAAACCAAACCTCTCTTCCATTAAAAAGTTTCTCTCCTCTGGTGTTAGATGTGATTTAGTTTCACGATAATATTCATCTAAGACGTCAGAGTCATCCATTACTGAAATATCTCTGTTTAACTTTACGTAGTCTTGTATATCACCACCTGTTTCGTCCATAAAATCTACAAGTTTTTGTATATTTTCAGGCAGTGGTTTTCCAGTTGCTTCAGCTTCTTCAAGAGCTTCTTCAACCTCCTCTTTAACCTCAGCTGCATCTTCGTCGGTTATTTCTTGAACAACAGGTATCTCTTCTTTTACCTCTTCTTTAACCTCTTCTTTAACCTCTTCTTTAACTTCCTCTTTTACAACTGGATCTTCATTAACTACGACCACCTCTTTTTCTTCGACGGGTTTTTCTTCAACCTTTTCGTCTTCTTTAGGTGGATTATTTAAATTAACCTTAGTGATAGAATCTGGATTATTAGAATAAGTTTTTTTTCTCATCTTAAGTTTACCAACCTTGTTATCAACCTTAGGTTCTTCCTTTATAGTCTCTTCGACTTTATTTTCTTTTTCTTTTGCCATAATAAAATTTTATAAAATATTAAATATCAAATCGCTCTAAATTTGAGCCTCCCGTAAGTATATCATTACCTGATGACTCAAACTTTTTAACCGATTCATCTGTTTTTCTCTGGTCTATCATTTCTTTTTGGTGTTTTGCTTGTTTATCAACTCTTTGGTCTCTTCTATCTTCTCTCATAGATTCAACTCTATCTGTCTGCTCCTTTTTCATACCCTCTAATTGAGTGTTTAATTGAAATTCGTATTGCATCAAATCTTTCTTTACTTGAGCCTCCTGTTTTAGGTATTCTATTTTTAGTTGATTTCTTGTTTGCTCTAATTCAGCTTCAGCTTGTGTTTTTGCTTGATTCTTTTCAACCTCAGCTTGAGCTGCTACTTGTTGAGCTTCTTGATTAGCTTGAGATTGAGCTTTCATATTCTCTTGCTGCATCGCTTGATCTCTCTCTGCTTTTTTCTTTCTCTTAACTTTTAATAGTTGATTAGCTAATTTTATATTTCTGGTATCTCTAAGATCTATAGCATCATCTAAATCTATTAATTGCTGTTGAAGGGCCATTTGAATATTGTTCTCAAGTATTTGTTTCTCTTCTTCATCTGGCATTAATTCTATAAATATACCAAAATCATATAGATGTAGATTTTTCATCTCATCCAACGTAGCAACATTATGAGCACCAATTGCTTGAATAAAAGCGTTTTTAGTTGGTGAATACTCTAATATATCCGCTATCCTTAAAGATAAACATTCAGCAGCTTGAGCTGTTAGATAAAGCATAGATTGTAATATATGTCTAGTTGCTGTGTTTGAATTAGCAGCAGCTAGTTTCTGTACGCCAACTAAAGCGTTTCC